AGTCTCTTCTGAGATTACTTCATCTGTTGAAACCTCTTCTGATAAATTCTCAGAGGTGCTCTTTGGAGCACTAGTTTTTGTTGGGAAATAAGATTCCTTAAGTGTAACTAGTTTCTCACGATAGTCTGCGTCACTTTCAAACTCAACATTTTCTGCAAGAGTAGCGAGTTTTTCCTTCTGAGTGTCTGCAAGACCTTCAGATACAGCGGTGAAAATACCATCTGCATTGGATTCTGCCAATCTACGATTTAGAGCAACGTTACGATCTATTTGCTCATTGAGTTTATTCTCCATTTCATCAAGCTTGTCTACCATGCTATTGAGTACATCATATTTTTCTTCAGGAATTGTTACATAATGTTCTTCAAAAAGACTCTTCATTCCTTCTAGGAATGATTCAGTCATTTCGGTCTTGAGTCCTGACTCGACTTGTAGTGCGTTTTCAACGAACCACTCATCGGCAACATACTCAAGATAAGAATCAACTCTTTCAGTTAATCCTTCTTTTATCTTGTCGAGTTCTTCGACAAGTGCAGTTGCATATGCTTCTTGCAACTCTTCTTTGATTTCGCCAACCTTAGAACGGATTGCCCCTTCAAAGATTGTTCTTGCTTTATCTTGGAACTCTTCAGAAAGTTCTTCACCTTCAAGTAGAGCTTGAACATCTGCTTCGATGTCAATTGTCTCTTCCTCTTCGATGACTTCTTCTTCTGATGTTTCCTCTTCAGCAACTACTTCATCAGTTGCTTCTGATTCCTCTTCAGCAACTACTTCATCAGTAGTTACTTCTTCTTCCTCAATAACTTCTCCATCGACTTCTGCTTCTTCTGCTTTTGCAGCTTTAGCATTAACAACGTCTTTTACTTGTGCAAGAGTCGCTGCTGGATCTTTAAGTTTTGCGGAGTCGTCATCAGGTTTATAGTTTTCTGGTGTAGGTCCACCTAGATCTTCTACTGGAATGCCTGATGCTGGCATTGGATCTGCAGGTTTTGCACCTTTGGTGACTACGTTTTCTTCGATGTTTTCCATTTAGTGTATAAAAGTTACCTTGGCTTTATTGTTTCTGTAAGAAACTATACTTATTTATAGTTTTTTTCAATTTAGAGGTTATTTAGAAAATCTTGGAATAGACTTATCTTCTTTTCCTCTAACCTTTTCTGAGTGACAAGTGTATTAATACGCTTCTCAGTTTTTTCTGCGAGTTGTTCACGAAGACTTCCACCTTCCCAAATCCACTCTTTTCCTTCCATAATTCCATTCACAAAAGCGTCTGGTGCGGAAGGGTCTGCTACTATATCAGCAGCTGTTGCTAATTGGAAATCTTCTCCAACCATTTTACAACCATTACTACTTTCTCTTAGTGATCCAACACCACGAGAAGATACCCCAAGTTTAACTCCTTCACCTATTAAAGATGAAGCGATTTTACCCATTGGAGTTGATAGTAATTGTGCTTTTCCTCTAAAATTATTTCCTTCTCTAACGAGTGAAGTAATTTTATGAGAAACACGATCTAAGTTGACGGTAGGACCTTCAGGATGACCAAGTTCACCAAGTGCTCTGCCCTGTTGGACAAAGGTTTTATTATATCTGTTAACTTCATTTTCAAGAATATTAACAGGATACATTCTACCATTACGATTTTTGATACCACCTTGAAGAAATATACCCTCAATGCAAAGTTTTCTTCCTTTACCTTTACCTTCGGTTATAAATTTAACTTGTGAGATTTCTTCTGTGATGAGTTTCATTATTCGTCCTCTTCAGTTGGTTGTTCATCTTCATATTCTAATTCATCAACAACTTCCTCTCCCTCTGGTACTTCATCGTTAAAAACGTCTGAAGCAACTTCAGGTCTGAAAGCATCAATACGAGCAGCTGCCTTCGCCATTAATGCATCCTTTATTTTGTCGGAAACATCACTACTACTAGCGTCTGTCGCAATCAAATCCACTAATTCTTCCATAAGATTAAATTATAGCAATATGTTTATTTATATCTCGGCTGATTTAGTATCTTTTTGATATTCTGCATCAGTAATTTGTCCCTGTGCTTCTAAATCTGGATCTTGTGGTACATCACCTAAATCTTGACCATTTCCACCTCCACCATTACCCTCTTGTGGTAATGGTTCTCCTGTAATTGGATCAGTTTCTGCAGGATTTGGGATAATACCTTTTTGTATCTCATCTTCAATCTGCATATCAATCTCTTCAATCTCTTGATCTGTTTGACGTAAAATTCTTTTTCTTACAAATTCTGTAGAGTAATACTTACCAATATATGGTTCAATCTGTGCAAGATTACCTAAACGACCTTGTATCATTTCACTTTCTTTAAGTTCAGCAAACTGATTGTCATATAAGAAGTCATATTGAATATGATCTTCCATCTGTTCCCAATCTTCTGGTGTTACAATGTTCTTTAATATTAACTGAGTTTTAAGCATATCATTGAACATATTTGCAAAACGTTTTCTTAAACGACCAACAAACTTTGCAAATTTCAATTCATCTCTTAATATCTCTGATGAACGACCCAAATTAAATCCACCATCTGCAGCGATTCTTGATTCAGGAATACCTAATGCACGATATAATTTTTTCTGGAAATATTCAATATCTGTAAGTTCACCTAAGTTTTGTCCACCTGGTAATGTTGTGATTTCAGTTCCTCTTCCACCTTCTCTACGTGGCAACCAAAAATCTTCCATCATACTCATAAATTTACGATCATCACGAACTTCTCCAGTTTGTGCATCATAAACGAGTTTATTGCGGTAACGACTCATTACCTCTTTTAAATATTGCTCTGCTTTTATTTTTGGCAGATTACCAACATCAATATAAAATATTCTTCTTTCTGGTGCTCTTGATAAACGATAGATGACCAAACTATCTTCAATCATTCTTAATTGATTGAGTGCTTTGATTGCTTTATGAAGATAAGAGAGAACACGATTTTTATTTCGATCTACTAATCCTGATGTACAATATGTGATTGAATCTTTTGAAATCTTAGTTGAACCTTTACCTGCCTGTGCAATCATACCAGTTGGGTAATTTGGTTTCATTGTATAGATGTAATACTCATCAAACTTTGGATTCGGTACAGTATCATCTTTTTGATTGATTCTGATATTGTTTAGACCATTCGCACCATTTGTTTTCTTTTCCACACGAACATACTTAATCTTCATCGGATCAATATATCTGAGATCCTTTAGTCCTTCTTGTGGATTCTTTTGATCAATAACTTTGAGATAATATAAACGACCATCTATATACCAATTTCTAAAAATCTCGTGTGACTTTTTATCAAAGTCCATTAATTCTTTAATATATCTAAACTCTTCTCTAATTTTTTTCTTTATACCCTCACTTGCATTTAAGTTAGACAATTCTACTTCAACAGGAGAATCGTACAAATCACTAACAATCGCTTCATTAACAACATCTTCGATAGCACCATCCGCTTCTGGATGTAATGCCATCTCTCGATATCTCTTAATTAATTCGTGTTCAGAACGATATGCACCTTCAATATCTACGTATTGACCATAAAACCCACTTGCAATATAATTATCAACCCCGTCCTCATTATTTTTGGGAACAGGGCTGATAATAGAAGTCGATTTATCTTCTGTTTCTTCAATAGAAAAACCAAAAAGTTTCGCCATAGTATAATTGTCTTATCTTATATGTTTATTTAGCTGATGTCTACACCGCCTGATACGGGACTATCTCCCTTCAGAATTTCAATGTACTGAACCTGAAGTTCAACAGTAAATTCCTGAATACCTTGAGCGTCATATGAAAGTTCAATAGGACCGACCTGTGTTGGGAATGTATCATAGAAACGATATTTCCTGATACTCTGACCATCACGATCAAGTTGGAATACAAATGCGTCAGATTGATAAGCAGCGGGATTAACTAATCCAGTGTTATCACTTAACTTGTTAATTGTATTCATCCAGTTTTCAAACGCAGATCTTATAGCAAAGTCTGTGTCGTTAATAACTGTAACTGTCCATGAATCGAACGTTCTGTCACCTGCGATTTTGAGTACCCTTCCTCTGAAAGGTACTTCTATCTGTGCAATGTTTGATGCTGGTAATCTCGCTCCTTTAACTAAGAACCTTGATTTGTCAAGAACATCCTGTGCTGGTTGAGCAGCATCTGGGAATGTGAGGACAACTTCAAACAGATTAGCACGAGCACCGCCACCTGTCAACTTACTTTTAAAGTCCGAAATCGTTCTTAGTGGTGGTGGATTGACCTGATTTCTAGCCATAGTTGATTAAACCTCTGTTAATTAAACGGAACCAATTACTTCTTCAAAGTCAACACCAGTTCTGGTGGCAACGAAGGTAAGACCAATAAAGTTAATTGATCTTGCTGGTTTGATAAAGATGTCAGCAACAAATTCATTTCGGTCAATGACTGCTGCAGTATTATTTGTTTCATCGCAAATCACAACAAAGTCAAATATACCTCTGTTGGATTGAACCTCTCTTAGGAATGGTTCAATGATATTTACGAAGTTTGTTCTTGTTAGTTCAT